ATGAAAGTAATTGGTTTTCGCAAATCCTCTTTCAAGGGTGATGACGGCCAGGAGGTTTCCGGCGTCAACCTGTTCCTCACCGAGAAGTGTGAAAAAGGTGAAGGCCTGTCCTGTGACCGCATCTATGTGATGGATCGTATCCTCGCTGCCAGCGGCTACACGCCTAAACTGGGTGACGAGGTCATCATCGAATGGAACCGCTGGGGCAAGTGCTCCGGTATCCGTCTGGCCAAGTTCTAAAACTTCGCTCTTGCTGTGAACGTCGGGAGGATGTGCACCGTCAGAGCTGCCCTCAACAGGTCGGAGTGAAAGCTCCGACGAGGGCACTTGACACCATAACGAATTCCGGGAAGTGCCTGCTATATGTCGGTTTCCGCCTCCCCCGTTCACAGCATCCACGAATACGGTCACGGCATCTACAAAGTCGTGACATTCAAGGGTGTGCGTGACCCTGATAACGTCTATTTCCGCAACGGAGAGGACGCTCAGCACTACGACAACAAGCTGGATAACAGTTTCAGCCGTGCTCGAAATATGGTGCTGCAATACGCTCTCTGCAACCCGTGGGACTACTTCTTCACGGGTACCATAGATCGGGCAAAGTTCAACCGCTTTGACCTTGCCACCTACCAAAGCCGCCTTTCCCAGTTCATCCGGGACAAGCGCAAGAAGTATCACTCTCAGATACAGTTCCTGCTGGTACCGGAACACCACAAGGATGGCGCGTGGCACATACACGGCCTGATCTCCGGGCTGCCGGTGGACGTACTGGCCTCTTTCGCTCCACCGGCTCCCCAGAGGCTCATAGACGGTGGCTTTCTGAACTGGCCGGATTATATGGACACCTTCGGCTTTTGCTCTCTGGCGCCCATCCGTGACCCGATAGCAACGGCCTACTACATAACCAAGTACATTAGCAAGGATCTCTCCCAGCGCGGCTCTGACCTCGGCCAGCACCTCTATTTCCATTCCCGTCCTCTCAAGCGTGCAATAAAGGCCAGTGATGTCTACTTCTACCAACGTCCATTGGAGGAAGCCTGTATCAACGACTACGACTTCTGCAAGACCGGCATGGTGTACGGTGAGGATTGGACATTCCCCTATGTGTGGGATGGTGCAGAGGCTCCGGAGATGCTGCCGCTTGTGCCGGTAGTCCCCGATCCGGACTTCCAGCCTCAGACGATTGAGCCTTGCTATGATCAACTCAAATTGGAGGACTTTTTATGATCAAGTTCCTTATCACTGCCGCCTTTGTGCTGGTGTTCGTGTTCATCCTGTTCCTGCTGCTCTCGCTCATGGCGTGGATCAGCGGCAAGGTCTTGCGCTCCCTGTTCCCGGATAAGTTCAAGGGAAAGACGGGTAAGGCATAGTAAAATCCCCCGCCTGCGGCGAGGGATTAGGGTGGTCACTTTCGGTCATTCAGTTCCCGTTCGATTTCATCGATGGTATTTTGAGCGCTTCGGTAGTCCCGTTGTGTGTCCCGTTCTTCTTTGCGTCTTAGGTATTTGATGCCTTTGATTATCAAGACAGCAATTAGAATGATGACCGCTATCTTTACAAGTGTACTGATTAGCCAAATTATCATACCGGGAACATCGGCAATAAACATGATTTTCTCCCCCTTGAGGTGTTTTTATGAATTATATCTTACAGAAAGTGAATTGTAAAGCCCTCATTGTTTTCGTGCTTGCAACAGTATTGTCTATTGCCAGTGCGAGTATTGCATTTGCTTACACAATGCGTAAAATTCCTAATTTTTGGTTTGATAAAAAATTTGTGTTTGTTGCCGAAAATGTTTCTCCTCGTGAGCCTTCTTATTCCTCTGTCACTATTTCTTATGACGATTTGGCCTCCCTTGTTTATTACTGCAATGAGCATAGGTTGAGCACGTCCCTTGTTTATAACAGTGCCATTGACCGCTATGTGGGCTATGTATCTGATAGCACTTTAGATATCCGTAAATTTAATGTTTCTTCCTTGTATGGCCTTTTGGGTAATGTGGACGGAAAAGTATACGTGGCTGAGGATCCTCGTTCTGACGTTCATGTTGATATCACCATCCCCACCAATCCCGACTACACAGACCGGCTCATCAATATAGCATCTAATCTGGACTTTCTTCCCATCATCGCGGAGTTAAACGTTCTGATCGCGGACAATCAGATCCTGCTCATGGATTATATCAAGCTGGCTATCGAAAGCATCTGGGACTTTGAAAACTCCATGATCAATCATATTGATGATTTCAATACCGCCGTTAATAACCGCCTTACCTACATTGGTGCTAAAACGTCCTCTATTGATAGTCTCCTGTCCTCGGTGATCAATAACGGTATCGTTCAGGTGAATACGACCTCTCTTGACGTGAAGCTCGCCCAGCTGCTCGGTATGTATGCGGAGGTCAACAGCGTGGAGCAGACCACGGTCTCTGCTGCCGGTAATATAATCACCATCACCAACGCCATAGGCGGTGAGCTGCAAGACCTCATGTTCTGGGGTGATACTGATTATAAGCTCCATTGGGCTGAGCGTATTTGGTACACCCTCAATTCCACCAATGGCTATATTGATGCTCCTGGCGGTGAGTATATCGGCTTGCGCGGTGCATTTCTCGGTACCAGCGTCCCCGAAGCCGTTTCCTCTGACCCTATGCTCTCTGCCGGTGTCTGGCAGAACAGCAACGGCACGTATATCCTCAGCGACACCTACGATGCGGCTACCGGCGTGTATGTAAAGCGTGTCGATTTCAACGATGAAAACCAGCTTGTCCCCCTGGCCTCGGCCGAAACTACGACATACTCGCCGCACACGGTTATCATCCCTGCCGGTGACAGTTCTTTTAGTGCCGGTTTCCGTCTGCGTGTCACTTTCAAGTATGATCAGCTGGGCGGCGTGACTAGGACAGCGGATATTATCTCTGCTATCCAGTCCATCCCGGCCTACGATGACAGCGCCCTTGTTTCCGCTGTAACTACCATCAGCAACCAGATCACAGAGCAGTTCGGAGAGTATGACAGTGCTTATGCGTTCCCGAATGTACTGCATGGCGAAACGTCCACGCAAAAGCTGTATGGCGTTCTTCCTTCCTCTTTCTCCGAGGTTCCCGATAACAGCGATCTCTTGTATTCCTCGTCCAGTTCCATTCAGGTGTATGGCAGCCTCATTGAAACATCCACAGAGGGAAGCCCTGATTATTACTATGAAAAATGCGTCCCCGGGTATCAGTCTGTTGGTAGTAGTAATGCTCTGGGATATTCCTTCACCATTATTAAAGGCACCGATGCTCCAGCCGCCAATTCGTTTATATATACGACCATGCCGGTTTCTTTCTCTGTTACGGATTTGGCGGGCACGGTTCACTCCTTTGAGTCCTCATTCTCGTTTAGGTGTTCTAAGAATGTCGCATACGCTACTTGTTCTGCCTTTGTGTATCCATCATGGGATAGCAGCGGAACTTGGAAGGGATGGTATGCTTACTATAAGCCCAACTTTATTTCGAGCTCTCGAGGTTTTTTGCTTACCACGGATGGTGAGCCTACGGTACGTCTTTTGACTTCTCTCCCTGACACTGACCGGTACTACATTTACAGTAAGACGTCTGAGGCTGTCCCTGTGGTGTACGCCTCCCGTTTCACCGGTTTCCTGCAAGCCCAGGCAGACCGCCTCGTCAATGCTATCGCAACAGGCGGTGTGGCCGGTTCCGGTACCCTCGCGGTCGATCTGGCTCCTATCATTACCCGGCTCGACTTGCTCATAGACAAGAGTAATGATACCGTGGTCAACGTCATCAACAATAACACTTACGTTACCAATGTGTTCCAGCTGGACGCAGATACCGATATGGTCGATACCACAAAGGATGGTGTAGACAAAGTGAGCAGTCTGTTCAAATGGCTTTGGAACAATACGTTCAAGGGTGCCTTTGATGCCGCCGACATCACAAAGCTGGATGGCCTGTTCTATGATCCTGCTGCCGCTGCCGAGGAGGTGCCCGATGGAAGCTAACTTATATACGTTCCTGCACTTCGTGCGCTCCGTCTATACCTCCATGCCGGTGGGTCTGCAAGCCTGTTTGGTGTATAGCTTTACCTCTGTCATTATCGTTGCCCTTATTCTCGTGATAGCGAGGTGGAAGTGATGGTTCTTGAAAAAATTGCACTTGGTGTCAGCTGGATGCCTGACGGTATGGCCGGTGCTCTCTACGTTCTCGCCGCCCTGCTCCTGGTCTTTATGTTTGTCAAGATCGTTCTCATTGTCTTGGAGTTCATCAAGGGCATTGCTGACCTCATTATGTTCTGGAAAAGGTAGGTGCTTCTATGGAAAGTCTGCTGCTTGCCGTCAAGTCCCTGCTGGGCTGGGCATGGGATATATTCTCCATCAATATCCCGGTTCTGAACGTCCCGTTCTGGATCATCGCCATGGCTGCCGTGGCTGTTGACCTGGCGTTCTGGCTGCTTGGTCGGCTCATCGGTTCCTCTGTGGCCTCGCCGCCCACCATCTCCACCAAAGGAAAGGAAGGTAAAGGAAAATGAGAATGCATATAGGCTTCTCGTTCAAGCCGAAAACACTGCTTATCGTTCTGGCTGTCATCCTCGGTATCGTGGCCTACGGTGTGGAGGCGTTCGCTGATCCGCTGGATGAAGATCCTACCCCTGCTGCCGAGCTGCTCACGGATGAGCCTGCCTCTGACGCCGGCACGGACACTTCGGAAGTCCCAGCCGGTTCCGGTACGGTGGTCATCAATACCGCTCCCGCTGCCGAAGCTGCTGCGCCGGAGACGTACACTTACCAGCGCGGAGCTCATACCGGCCTTGCCGCCTCTATGCAGAGTATCTTCGGTGAGTATCAGCCTCTCATGGCTACCGACAGTGCCGGTAATGTCTCTGCCGTCCCCGGTCTTGCCGGTGTCGATTTCTGTTGGATCGGCGGCTGCCTGGCATTCCTCATCCTGTTCTATTCGTTTTTCCGTCTGTTAGGAGGTGTGTTCCTTGGGAGGTCTAAGTGATGTTTCTGCCATGCTGGTCACCATGCTGTCTGCTCTGTCTGATTTCCTTTCTGAGGGCGTCGGCTGGTACTGCTTCTGCATGGTCTTATGTGCTCTTGTGATCTCTCTGTTTTTCAGAGTTTTCCGTATCAAACGATAGAAGGGAGGTTTCCGTATGGCTTCTTTGGTCGCTACCATCGCCACTTTCTTTAGTGGTGTCATGGGCATGGTGTCCACTCTGACCACCACCATTGTCGGTGATGACCTGCTCGTCCTGGGCGTTGTCGCTGTCCCTCTGGTGGGTATCTCTGTGGGTCTGCTGTCCCGTCTGTTCCGTCAGCGCGTGTAACGCTGATCCATTACAACGAAAGGAGTTTTCACTATGGCTGCTCTGATCACCAAGATCACCACGTTTTTCTCCGGTGTCATGACTATGATCACCGGCGGCACCATCGGTTCCGGTGATACCGCTGTCACCGTCACCGGTCTGACCGATACCATTGTCGGTTCCGACCTGCTGGTGCTGGGTGTTATCGCCGTTCCTCTGGTCGGTATCTCTGTGGGTCTGCTGTCCCGCCTGTTCCGTCAGCGCGTGTAAGAAAAAAATCGCGGGGGGAGCGCATGCTCCCCCGTGATTTTTTCTATCCTTGGAGGTTCCTATGAATGTTCGCTACGCTCTCAAATGGCTGCGCTACCAGCACTTCTGGCGTTTTGTCTATCGCCCTGTCAAGCCTTATGATACCGGTATCTATCTCTATTTTGGCCTACCTCGTTCTGGAAAATCTACCTACGCTGCAAAGCTGGCAAAAAAGGCTCTTACTGCTGGCCGTGCTGTGTACAGTAACTTTCCTATTCGTGGTACTTTTCAGATCACCAAAGACGATATAGGTAAATACCTCATGGAGGACTGCCTGATCATCATAGATGAAGCCGGTGTAGACTTCGATAACCGTAAAATGAAAATGACCGATGAACAGGTCTATTTCTTCAAAAACCACGGTCACTATCAGGCTGATATAGCTTTCTTCTCCCAGTCTACCGATGTTGACATCAAGATACGGAAATTGGCTGTCTGTCACTATGAGATTAAACGCTTCCCTCTGATCCGCGATCTCTCCTACATCAAGACCATTGGACGTAAGATAGGCATTGACGATCTCACCCATCAGGAAACGGAGATGTTCTACTACGTCCATTTCCTCGCCGGTGGTATCAAGCTCTTTTGGCGCAGGCCGTATTACAAGCTCTTTGATACCCGCTACCGGCATGAGCTTCCCGAAAAGGCGTTCCCGAAATGCTGACTTATGCCGCTGCTTCATTCGGCGTCTGCCATTGCAAGATTTTTCGAGGATAGTTGTTCATCCAGTCCTGGACGGCAGCTATCCTCTTTTTGCTGATTTTTGAGAAGTCCGTCCCTTTGGGAAAGAAACGGCGTATCATGCGGTTATGGTTCTCCACGCTGCCCTTCTCCCAGGCGGAATAACTATGACAGTACCATACATGGAAGCGGCTGCCGCCGTGTATGCTCCGGCACAGCTTGTCATACTCCATGAACTCGCTGCCGTTGTCCGTGGTCAGTGATTTGAAGCGCTGGGAGAAGTCCTTGTGCTGCCGTTCCAGCCGGTCGAATACACCTCGGATGGTGGCCGCCTTTCTGTCCGGCAGTTTGAAGATAAGCTCCTGTCGGCTGTATCGCTCCGTCAGCGTCAGCAGGACATGGCTGGTCTCTGCCTTTCCGATGATCAGATCCATCTCCCAGTGTCCGCGCTCAGAGCGCTGCCCGATGTGTGCCGGCCTGTTCTCTATGCTGGGCAGCTTCGGGTGCGCTACCCGCGGCGCGGCCTCCACGGTCCTGGCTTTCTTTTTCCACTTCTCCCAGAGATGTCGGTTGCCCAGCTGATAAAACACCTTTTTGTCGATGTAACTGTACAGTGTGCTGACGCATATCTTCGTAGCAAAAGGGTACTTCCGTGCCGCTGCCAGAGCTGCCGCAGGGGAGTACCTGTCCACGATGATCTTATGCTCGATGTAGGCGGCAAAGGCGTGGTCGCTGCCGATCTTCAGCGGTCTGCCTTTGGCGGTCTGATTGTAGCGGTGTTTCTGCTGTCCTTTCTGTGCCGAGTACCGTTTCTCGTCCCAGAATTCACAGGTATGCATATAGCTGCCCCGCCGAAGCTCGTAGTAGATCGTCCTCTCGCAGAAGCCCAGCTGCCGCGCGATCTCCCGCACTGGTATCTTGTTCCGCCGCATGGCTTCCAGCTGGTGACGCTCCTGCTCCGTCATGTAGTGCTGCTTCCTCAT